TCTTTTGTAATCTGTCGCATTAGTGTTCTTTATAATAATAATAAAAAGTGAAAAAGAATAATATTAAACATATAGCAGAAGCTACATTATACCAATCTCATAACATAAATAGTTGTATTATACTTCGTATATAACCAACGAAAATAGTAAGTCCTAATATTAAGCTCATTTTTTTCATTTCTTAAATGAATAAATTTTTTTATACTCTTTCCGAGTTAATCACTGATTTTTAGCATTTAACCTGTGAATTTTCATAACTTTTTCAGACATCTTGTTTATAATAAGAAATAAAATTATTTATATTTATAACCTAAACTATCCAAATCTTTCTTAATAAGAGCAACTTCGTCCTCTGAATTAGCAAGAACTACAACCTTAAATCAACTAACATTTTCAGAAACTTCATAGTCCTCTGGGTCAAAATCAGGGAAATCTAATTCAGGAAACATTTCCTCAACCTTGAAAGTTAAATCTCCAAAATCTAAATTACCCAAATCGTCCAATTCTATCTTTAAGTTAGTAATATCCCAATCACTCTCATTGAGTTTATTATCTAATATCCTTAATTTCCTAACTTGTTCAGCCGTTAATCACTTCGCTATTTCACAAGGAACTTCCTCTAATCATAACTTCTGTGCAGCTAAATGCCTACCGTGTCAAATAATAATCTCGTAATTCTCATCAACAACTATCGGTTGCCTAAATCAGAATTCTTTGATAGAATTAGCAATATTGTTGATTTGTTCCTCTGTATGTACCTTATTGTTATATTTATAAGGTTTCAAATCAGCAACTTTCAGATTTTTAATTTCCATTATCATTATAATAAGTAGCTAAAAACTTTTTGGAAAAATATTTATCCATTTTGATATGTTTAGAATATGCTAACTTACAAGCCTTTATAGAATATTCCTGTAACATATGTTCCATTTCAAAATCTCTTATCTTAAATGGCTTTTTATCATTAAGCATTTCCTCAACCTTTTCTAATCAATATCTCTTTATCATAAAAAGTGTATATTTTGGATAATTTCCATTAAGATATACATTACAACCTACACAACCCGCATAACAGTTTCTTTCCGAATATCTATATTTCATTCTATCCCTCTTAACAAAGTGCATATTCTGACAACTCGGAGAGTTTCGCAACATTTTTTTTCAACATAAAGGACATATTACTACTCCGTTTGAATTACTATCTCTCAAACGAATGTAAAGCGAAAAAACCCTATCTAACTTTTTCTTTAAGTCTTTTCTTGATAGGGTTTTCATTTATAACTTCTTTAGTAAGTAAATATCTATTAACAAATTTTTTGCTTCTTGAACTCCATACCTCTACTTTAATAACCTTACTCGTTTTATCTACTCCCCTTTCAGTTATTCATAAGATATTAGCAACCTCTCTCCTTTTATAAGCAATAACCATTTCAATACAATATTCAGATGAAATTTTGCTATAAATTTTTCGTTTAGTTCATTTTTTGCCGACATTTTATTAACCATTTCATTTGTTATATATATTTTTTGTGATTGATTTCAAGTTTTTTTTATTTATCATTCCTGTGATGATAATCACAGGTCTAAATTACTGAAATACAATATTGGGAAAAAATTTCTTATATATTTTGTAGCAAACCAAACCCTGCTCATTCTGAAAAGTTTAATTTGGATTTTTTATAAAAAATTTTTTTTTGTTCCATTTGTTCCAGATGGTAAAAAATAAAAATAAAATTTTTTGGTTTATATATAAAAACATATAAAAAGATAAAAATAAATAAATAAAAAAAAGCAATATATAATACCCTACACTAATATTATAATATTGCTTTTTTGGTTTGTTTGGTAAATAATGACTTTTTACTTTACACTATATTTATAAATATAATCTTATTTTTTTATTTATACATTCTAATTATCTTTTATAATTTCTAATAATAAATTAAAAATATTGTTATTTATTTTTCTAACAAATATATGAAAATCTAAATCTATTTTTGTAAAATCTACATAACAACTTTTTTTATTACTATCATTATAAACTAATTCAATTTTATATTTTTTCTCTGATGCCGTTTCTTTTACTAATTCTATATTTATAAAACTTGTTTTTCTAATTCAATAAATAAAATCTAAATCTGAAAAATCATTTTTAATTTTTTCTCATTCATTATATAATTTTATATAATCTAAGTCTGATATATTTTCTAAGATTTCACTAAATCATTCATTCATTCATTCTATCATTCTTTTATCTTTTCACATTCTAATAATATTATAAAAATAAAAATTTTTGTTTTTGTTTTTGTTTTTTCTGATTTCTAATTTCAAAATAACAAATATAATGTTATTAAAATAACTAATACACTAATTCATTCTAAATCATTCATTTTTTATTTATGTTATAATATAAAATTTTTAGTTTTATATTATAAATTTTTCATTTCTTGTTTTTTAGCTTTTATAAATTCTGATAAAATTTTTCTCTGATTTCTTGCTTCTTTGATTTCTTGCTTTATTGCTTTTCTCTGATTTGTTTTTTCTTTATTTATTTCTTTTCTTGCTTGTTTTTCTTGTTTTTTTTCGTTTCTAATTTCTTTATACATTTCTTTTAATGTTTTATAATCTACTGTTTTTAATGTTTCAACTGTTATAGTATTTTCAACAGTTTGAGTGTTTTTAGTTTGAGTGTTTTTAGTGTTTTTCATAATAATAATAAATAATGAATAAAAAATAATTTTTTAAGATGTCCCTACTTTATAATATTATAATGTTTATAAATTTATTTTATAAATCTTATTTATAATATAATAGGTTTATAGCTGTTAATGACCGACTTGTAAAAATATATGTTATTTATTTTTACGCCCCCATTATATATTTATTTTTATAAAATTCAATATAAAAAGATATAAAATACTCTAACTATTGGTTATCACAAATGTTAAAAAAATGTTAAAAACTCTATCAAAATTATTTTTGACACGATAAAATATTTTTTTGACAATATAAAAAGATTTTTTGACAATACAAAAAGATAACATTTCCTTTCAAAATGAAAAGTACTATTCAGGCGAAATTTACTGTTCAGCCGACGGCGACCATTCAGCGAAATTTTACTGTTCGGCTGTGCCACCACGGCGGGCGAACGCATTCAGCGAAATTTTACTGCCACCATTCAGGCGAAATTTTGTACTATTTAGCAAAACTTTGTAGTATTACGATAACATACAATATTGGTAAAAAATTTTGTTATAAAATTTTTAAGGAAACACGGCTGTGGTAGTTCCTATCCACTAATTTTATTTCCCCAACCCATAAATTATGCCACCTTGTTATATTATACCCCAAAATTATAACTCCCAATGCCATAATACCTGTGTTTTAACCCCATAAATTTATAGGTTATTAAACCCTATACCCTATATAAACCCATAACCCCCAAAGCCGTTCTATATGTGATATATATGTATATGTGATATATGTTAAAATTTTCTCATTTTTTTTACATATAAGAGTTGTTGTGTTAAAATTTTATCAATTTTTTAACATATAACAAAAAGGAGTAGCCACCTGCCACTCCCCTTTTTAGATTTTTTAGATTTTTGAAAACTCATTCTTTCTACACCCCCCTCGTGAATTTTGATTTTTTCTACACACCCCTCGTGATTTGGAAACCTTATTCTTCTTACACCCCTCTTATGAATTCTCATTCTTCTTACACACCCCTCGTGAATTTATATGTTCCAGAATAAATCTATCTCTTTCAGCTATTAGTAAATCTCTAAGGTGTATCTGTTCCCTATCCTCTGTATCATACTCCTCAATTTGTCTATTGTATGCTTTGAGAATTACTACATACTCCTCGTGATTTGTGATAATATTAACTGTATCGGTTTTAACTCTATCCATTTTCTTATATTCTCTATAATGTAATTTAGATTTATCCACTATATAAGGCTTCCTATCTTCTTTTATTAGAGCTTTCTCCCAATCCATTCAATCTCTTATTCTAACTGTTCGTGTTCCGTATGCTACACACCCCTTATATTTGTGAGTATTATATCGGTTTATCTTTTTGCTTTTATAATTCCCCATTTTGTTTTAGTTTTAATATAAAACTCACTCATCATAGAATATTATTATCTGTTCAAACACTTCAACTAAAATTTCTTTTGTTGTCCATTTTTTTAATTTATCTGCGAAACTCACATCTTTCATATAATCAGCATAATCATCACAATGCCCATAATCCCAACCAAGCCACCATCATTCTTCAAAACCTCTCTCATTTCATTCCTCTAATAATCTACCAAATGTAAATCATCAATTAACTGTGCTTTTTGGAACATAATCATAACCTTGTGTTTTTAATGTCCATATTACTTCTTTACAATCATCAGGAATTCTTATATAAGCACAAGGAACTCATCTATTATACATTACTATCTTGAATTTTATCCCCATAAATTCTCACTCTGCTAATATTTTTATTTTTTCTGTATTTTCATAATCTACTTCCTTAAACTCATAACCTAAATCAAATACTTCTTCTGCAAATACTTTTGCTGTCTTATATCTATCTTTCATTTTGAATATATTACCCTAATAAAATAATATCTTCTAATTTGTGATATCTTTCAATATCCAATTTATCTGTATTGGAACTATCTAATGTATCCTTAATTTCTGCCAAATTATCTATAAAACTAAATAATAATTCGTGCCACTCATTTCACTCATCATCACTTGGAATATAGATAACCTTTTTACCATTCCCCATTGCCACTTGTTTTTGACAATATTGTAATAATTCTTCTACTGTCATTTTTAATCATCAAAAGATAAAGGTTTAATATCTTCATATCTGTGTGCCCAATCTAATAATTCTTCATCATCAAAGAATTTCTCACTTTTCAATAAATTATTTAATTCGTGATAGGTTGCTATATATTTATTCAACCCTTGTATATATAATCTATTATAGACTATTTTTTTAACTTCCTTTAAGTGTGCTATAATTTTTTCTCTGTCCATTTTTATTTTTTACCAGATAAAATTAAATTACATTCACATTCTATATTTTTCATAATTTCATCTAAGGCTTCTTCTTGCCTTTCTAAGAAGTTAATCACTCTCTGTAATCTCCTCTTTTTTACTATTTTGTTCTCATTCTCCAATTTCTTCACTAACTCATTCTTGAATTTTATCATCTTTAATAAATTTTCCATTCTCATTCTCCACAAAATATAAAACATCTGTCATATCTGTATAATTGAAATATTTGAATTCTTCTGTCCTATCTCAATCTACTTCCAATACTGAAATTAAATCTCCACACCAATAACCTTGCTTATCATAATTTGGAAACATTGAATGATAATCTCAACCTGCTTCTTCTGTTTCTGCCCTACATAATAATCAGAGTGGATGCACAACCCATTTATCATTATCTTGAAGTCAGATATTATTTTCCTGTTCCGTCATATTGATATATTCCTTTTTAGTATTATTTACTAAATAATATATCTTCCCCTCTTTATGTTCCAATTTCTTATCTTCATACTCAATTTCTTCTTCTTCAAATGGTTTATAATCTCACCAACATAATGAACTCAAATTTGAATAATCTCATACCCAAAATACGTGAGCTTGACTTTTAGATAAAAGATATTCTATCCTCTCCATACTACCATTCCCATACCGAGAATGTTCCATCATTTTCCAACCATTAACATTATAAATTTTAACTCCATTTTTGTCTAATAGCATTGCTTTATAATATTGTCCCATTGTATATATTGGTTAAATAATAAAACTACATTCTTATACAATCATCAAAATATACTTTTTGACTATTGTGCTTAAAATAAGGTTTATCTCAATAATATATTTTTGCCCTATGATATTTGATACCATTGCGACTTGGATACCAAGCATTAGTTTTATAATATACGAAATCAAATATATTATCTATATAATGAATTTCTAAGCCATTATATCCACTCCAATATGCTACTGGTTTATTCTCTAAACAAACCTGCTTTTTAGATTTCCCTATTGTATTATATACAGACATTATATTATTGATAAATTGTAAAAACTC